AGAATACATAACAAACTAACTGATGACCAATTAAATGAACTTTGTTGGGCAAATGAGTCAGGCACGTTATTAGCAATAGAAAAAGAAGTTGAAAAGAGGTTTGAAGATTTATGCCAGTAAATAGTATTAACTCCAGGCATATTACACATGACTTATGAAGAACTTCTTTGTAAATTACGCACACTAAGTAAGGAGGAACTCGCTACAGATGTCACAATTTATGATGATAACTCTGGAAGATTTCATCAAGTTAGTAACATTGAAATCACAAATGTTGACCCTAACTTTCCCCCCTTGGTGCAATTAACATTATTTCAAGATCACTTAGTCCAACAAATTGTCTCCCATGATTAACAACGAAGAGCAACAACTTAAAGAGGAAGCAATCGAAGTTTTAAACACGATTGAAGATTCTGTTGAATACTTATGCACTGAATTTCAACTTTCTGGTGAGAAAGTATGGACAATGATTGCAGCACTAAGTGATGTTAAACTTCGCCAATTTCCCCCAGAAGATGATGAACAACTCCAAGAAGATTAACAACGCTAAGTATCATTCACTGTCCTCTAATGTGTATGAACAACTTGTTAACCCCACTCCCATTATTCGCTACTATTTCTTACTCAATCCTAATGCAATCCCAAAAACAAAGTAACACTCAATCCATCAAATCTACCCCATCTAAAGTAATACAAACTACACATGAATATCAAGTCAAATATTGTTATAAACCTTACAGAACTCTTCATAACTATTAGTATGTGGACGAGGCGGAATTTTTCCACTATATAACACAAACGTTTCTTAAACTATGCTTCCTAAAGTGTTAAAAAAGGGTCTAAAGATTATACTCCCTGATGGAGAACAAGGAGAGGTTAATTTCATCTCTAATGAATACATAACTGTATGCACACATAGATGGAAGAAACCCCCAGAATTAGCAGAGCATAGTATGAACAAGTATAATGAAGTTAACGTGCTATGTTATACAAACTGTTTTCCACAATGTAAGTATTATGATGAAGAATTACAAGAATGGAAGTATCTCTTACCGTAAGCAAATTCACTATGTCTGGATAACACTTAAGGAGACTACACTTATCATCTACGATAACATCAGAGAGAAGAGATTACACCAACAAAGTATTAACGAAGAGACTAACGATTTCCACCACTAAATGATACTTTTCCACAGATTCCGCTATAATTGTGGAAAACAATTAAATGTTAATTAAAACCTATTTGTGTTAACTATCTCGATTAATTGTCTCCCTATGTTACACCCTTAGCACGTAATCTACCGATTGTCAATAACATTCAGCAAATCACAATATACTTGACAGATTATCACAAATAGTGGTATAATAACACTGTCAGGGTTAACAACAACTCCCTCTAATTATGCTCTACAAAGTATACGATTCCTCAGAGAAATTACATGGTCAGTTTGAGTCAGTTAGTGACTTAGAATTGTACATGGACGGTGTTAGAAACTCTAGGGGAGAAAGATATAAAGAATTGCCCAGACATTCGTGCTTTGATTATATTAAATCTATCGGATGGTTTTGGGAGGTAGTTGATAACAACTTGCCAAACAGTTCTTAACACTTAGTTGACAGACTTCACCAGGTATGTTATACTTAAGGCACACACATTCAAGGACTAAGTGATGACCTAACACATTATGTGCAAGTGAAACAATAAAGATATGCCACCCAAAATGCAGTGGTGGCCTTGGATGTCGTCCCTTCGGGGGCCGCTATATTAAAAAAGCTTACTACCCTAACCTACAAAGGTACCCGAAAGAGGTCTATATATCTCATTGGGTATCTTTTTCAGTTGGATTCAGAATTTTTTTTCCAGTAAAAAAACCCCCATAGGACGATTATGAAATTCAGACAAGACTTGCAGGACGACAGAGTATGGGCACTCGAAGTCATGTTAAGGCACGAAGGTCAGTTAGACCCTCGGATATACGATTGTGCAAGTTACTTAGCAGACTCTAAGCAATGCAAAGATGCTGAGGTGGTAATAGAGCAATGGATAGCATGGAAGAAGACTCATAAAAGTGATACATACAATCAAATGAATAAACTATAAGGAGTGTGGCATATGTCCAAGAGATTCACAATCACTATCGAAGAGGATGAATACGGCGATAGTCTACTTTATATCGATGATAATATCTGTGAAGACCTTGGATGGAGTGTCGGAGACAAATTAGAATATGAGATAGACGAGGTAAGTCTCTCTATCACCCTAAAAAAGGTCACTGATGAATGACTTGGTTTTTAATCCCTTGGAATGAAGAGGTAGGTACTATGGAAGAATCAAATATGTCAGACCCGCGAAACCACGTTTCAACCGCGTTGACAGCTTCAGAGATAACTCTAAGCATTGAAAAAGAAATTAGAAGGCAACTCGAAGATGATCCTAGGTTTAAGGATAACGAGATTGCACACGAGGTAGTTAATAAGTGTTTGGAGACAATAGGTCAAAGAATAACGTCTATAGAAGAGTATGTCCAGGCGTTACCACAGACTTTTACAAACCTTATACTCTACCGCCCCCACGACGACGAAAAATATTTGAATTACAAGGAAAACCTCGACTTGATATACCAACGGTTAAATAGTATTGAAGAGAAACAAAAGTAAATGAAAGGTTGCCATCTAAATGGGAATGACTTATGCAGGGATGCTGAAAGACCTGTATTAAGCTCTGGATCTCACTGTTGGTTGTATTGGCCATTAGATACTAAGAGAGTTAAAATTAATATAAGGACTAAACCAGTTGATGTCTTTGGTGATGTTGATGTAGTTGGTTGGCCACAGAATGGTGTCCTTTATAATTCTATTTGTGTAGAGACAGACCAGATTGCAGGGTTTGGTGGTAGTAATAGTGCATACTGTGGTAGAGCACAAAGACCAATTGGTTGTAATCCAGCATTAACTGCTTTATATGATTTTAGACCATCAGCGATATCATTTGAGCCAATGAGGTCTGATACCTGGTTTTGTTATGAATTTGATATGGGGCAATGGGGAGGCACAGTTGGCACCCCTTGTTTCCACCTAGAAGAAGAAAGTGCAGCAACTACAGGTGGTAGTGGTGCTGATAGCACTGTTGCTGGTTCTGAATGCCACCCATGCACAGGTTTTTACGCTACACCTAAGATAGCGACATGCAGTTACGAAAATCCCGAAGGAGACGAAACAGGTGACCCAGATTGTCCTTATCCTACTATGTTTGGGGTTGGCACCCTTTCTAATAAAATTGTATTCTCCTATGATGCCTTTTCTTCCATCTTGCCTAATGGCGTTACTGACATTAACTTTGTTTATGCTACTGATAGTATAGATGTAGACGTTTGGGACGCAGATGATTATTCTGGACAAGCAGTAGTCACTTCTCAGAATCCTTGGAAGACTGGAGATGAAACATTTACTGATAATGAAGGGACTATATTAATATTTGAAGGAGCAGTACTAGAAAGCGGTAGTAAGCAAGGTTTAAGAGTTAAAGTTAGATTGGAACCTGTCTATGACTATGACTTAAATGTATGGACTGGGACTAAATGGACATTCATGGAGTTAATGGCTCCTGGACAAAACTATGCAGTCAATGATACCTATACATTAAACTATACCCGTACTCATACAGACAATACAACGTCTGTATTAACTATGGACTTAAAGGTAACAGCAGTTGGTCCTATAGAAGGTGTATCACCCCAATCTGGGTTTGATGCTCTACGTGAAGGCGATACTATCAACGGACATACCATAACTAAGGTTTTTCACACCGATTTTGACGTTTTACAGCGTCATTTGGTGTATTTGGACGGTAATGGCAACGATTTTACTCATAATACGCAATATACGAGCAATAGAGCACACCAAATCACTGTTTATGCTGGTAAAGGGGTCAAAACACACTCAGCTTTGATTGGTTTATACGAATTTTACGATAAAAGCATCCAATATACGACAGAAAGCATCGATGGAGGGTCTCCAGACGTATATAATACCCTAAAACAGCCAATTGCGGAAGGAATTATCACTAATGGCACTATTACTGGATTTAACGTATATTCAGGTGGATCAGGGTGGGATAAGTTAGGAGCACCACCAGAGTTGGTATGTACTACTCCTATGGCTGGTGTAGGGAAAGAGGCAGAATTGGAGGTTGAAGTAAGAAATGGAGCACTCTCCTTCATAAATGTTACAGATTCAGGTATAGGATACACTTCTGCACCTACCGTAACGATATCTGGTAATGCAACAGCAGTAGCGGAGGTCGATTCTTACAACGGTGTGGTCAATCGTATTAGGATTACTAACCACGGTAGTGGATATTCTGCTAATCCTACTGTCACTATCAGTGGAGGTGGGGGTAGTGGTGCTGAAGCGACTGCCACATACGGTGACGGAGTAGTTGTTGGTATAACTATAAAGAATGCAGGAAGTGGATATTCGACTGCTACAGACGAGCCTAGGGCATATGTGAGCAATATCTATAGAGTAGACACAAAAAGGATTACAGACGGCATAGATGAGAGTGAAACTGGCATAGAAAGTTTCAATGAGAAGTTACGTGCCAGTGGTGGTTTCCCTGAAATGATTAATGCATTAGATCGTGAAGTGGATAAAGAGGTGGATGCATCACGGAGAAAGGCATATGAGAGTAAATCTACTACACAACCACAACCAAATTCCGAGTCATTAACGGATTTTACTAAAAATGACATCTATACACTCCCACAAAGACGCTATAAAAAGGAAACGGTGGATGAATATGAGAAAATTGTCACAAAATACGGTATAGAAGGTGTAAATGATGTAAAAGATATCACTGTGGCGGGAGTGGACGGTCTTGGAGATTCAGATGTTACTCCAGAGTATAAAGTAGCAATGTCTAACTTCAGAGCTAAGACAAAAGAAGCGGAAGAGACACGATTAGCGAGTATTAAACGGCAATGTAAGGCTCTTGCACAGGATAGTGTCCCTGAATACATCAATTATCCTGGTACATTAGTGGAAACAGTGCAACGTAGATTCTCAGACCTACCGCACTCATCTACTTTAACTAAGTATCATATACGACAATATCGTGCATCTACTACACCGAAGATTGATATTAAGGTAAAAATAGGTTGTAAGGTTGTAGAAAGTGGTTGTGGACACATTACTTGTAATGCACCAGCTACTACAGCAGGTAGTACAACTAATAATGGTGATGGATCTACAACTACCAAGACATATACCATGTCTGGTCTACTTGGACCAGGAGCAGGTGACTGGGAAGCAAGTGGTTCTTTGTTGATGCTTAACGATTTAACGCAAGGTGCTATAAATATGAGTGCATGTGTAGAAGCATATGGCAATCCATTTGACATTTCATAATAAGGGAGTATAATATATGGGAGCACAAAAGGCTGCATACTACAAAGGATCATGCACTGGGCATGGTACTGTAGTTTCTGGACACAGGCATGGGGTTTATGGTTGTAGTAACAACTGCCCACAAGCTTCACCCAAACCTTTATCCGCAGTTCAAGGTGGACCTAAGGGAGGTGGAGTGCTACAGTGGAAACCAGAAGCACAGTTACCTAAGACTCCTAAGAATCCAACAGTGTGGATTAATGACATTTGTCCTATTATTGACAAAGATGAGTTAATCAATCATCCTTGTACATCAACCAATCTCCACTATCACGCTGGATGTAAAAGTCCTCCTCCACCAGATGTCTGTAATGGTAAGCATCTTACCAAAGAAGATAGACGAGATGGCGGAAAACATAAGCGTGTATCCCACGCAACCACTAAAACAGTGTATATTATGGGAAAATTGGCAAACCGATACGGTGACCCTCTAAATGGTGGAATTTCAGGTGAGTGTGCATCTCTTATTTCAGGTGCTTCTCCTAACGTTTTTATTGGAAATTAATTATGGCTAAAATGGTCGCATGGAAGACCGAGGGTTATGTGGAATCAAAACCCAAGAAAACCCGTCAAGGGAAAGGCAAGCACACTAAATATGCTTCTTCTTCCCGTAACAAGGCTCCAAAAAGAAGTAGAGGTCAGGGCTGATGTACTACCAAGAGGCAAATCATTCTTGTTGCCCATCACGAGGTAAGTTAGTTCATTTAAAAATACAAGCTGCTATACGTGAGCATGGTAAGTTAAATGACATAGCTTACCTGGGTTATGAAATTGAGTGCGGTGAGCACATGTATAATATTGGTGGTCATATAGTCAAAGCATCAGAAATAGAAGAATTTGAGCAGGTACCAGAATAATGGGATTAGCACTAGCATTAAAAGAAGGGACTAAGAAGTCCCATTCAGCAGCAGAAAACACTAAATTCGTTGCTGGATTCCTAAAAGGGGTTTTAGACCCTGAGCAGTATCGTCAATTGCTGACTAATTTCTATTATGTCTATCAGACGATGGAGAATCAAATTAGAGACTCCAAAGACCCTTTAGTGCAAAAGATATGCTATCCTGAATTGGAGCGTGTTAATGGACTGGAGAGAGACCTTAGATACTACTATGGTCCTCAATGGAGGTCTTTACAAATACCTTCTGAGGCAGCAAACACATATTGTTATAGAATTAACGAAGTTGCGAATGATAATCCATATTTACTAATAGCACATCACTATACCAGGTATATCGGTGATTTGTCTGGAGGACAGATTTTAAGAGGAATTGCTGAAAAAGCACTAGATCCACCTAGAGGTGAGGGTTTACACTTTTATGACTTTGAAAAAGTCAGTGATACCAAGGGTTTTAAGGCATCTTATAGAGAGACTTTAGATTCACTTGGTTTAGATGAATCTCAGACCAACGCATTGATTGCAGAGGCAAATTATGCATTTAGGTTGAATATGTACATATTTGACGAAATACAAGGGTCTGCGACTAAAGGTTTACTGAAAACACTATTTGGATTTATTAAAAATGTCGGAAGAGTTTAACCGCATTGCTAACGCACTTGAAAGGATTGCAAATTCTTTAGAGCATTTGCATATTGAACAAATAGATCATGCTCATATTGATGATATTGGTGAAATTCATGGAGATGTAACCACTCATCCTAAACCTTTTTAGAAAACTCCGATAAATAATAAGAGTTACATTATGATTAGTGACCTATAGAGCACTTCCTGAAGGATTATTTGTTTCAGATAGTCTAATAGCAGGACAAGGAATATTCACAAGATATGAATTGTCCCAAGGCAAAGAGCTTGGTATGTCACATTACCTTGAAAACGACGAGATATACAGAACACCGTTAGGTGGGTTTATTAACCATAGCAATAATCCTAACTGTGAGAAGTATAAAGTCGGAAACAAATATTATGTTAAGACTATTAAGTCTATAGGTCCTAATGAGGAACTATTTTTGAGGTATACTTTCTATGAAGTCTAATGGCACTCAAACCGATTACTGGTAAGGATTTTGCGAAATCAAGGAGTTTTAAGGATGTTCCTGTCGGTTTTACGAAGAACCCATTTACGAAAGATATTACTTCAGTTAAAAATGATTCAGCAATAAAGCAATCAGTTAGAAATATAATACTAACAGCACCTGGAGAGAAACCATTTCAACCAAATTTTGGATCTAGAGTCTCAACACTATTGTTTGAGCCTTTGGATCCCTTTTTAATTGATACGATCCAGAGTGAGATACTAAATACATTAACGCAACACGAGCCACGTATTCAAATTACTAGACTTGAATGCAAACCTGATTATGATGACAACTCTATAACAGTTGACCTAGAATACCAAATAATTGGTCTTCCAGTGATTGAGAATATTTCCCTAGTCTTACAGAGACCATAATGCAACCGAATAATTTAACAGCATTAGATTTTGCAGATATCAAGTCCTCAATTAAGGCATATCTGCGAACTCGTAGTGAATTTTCAGATTACGACTTTGAAGGGTCGGGTTTATCGTATCTTATTGATACTCTTTCTTATAACACTTATTATAGTGCATTCATGGCGAATATGTCAATGAATGAGGCATTTATAGCATCATCTACTGTAAGAGATAATATTGTCAATATTGCGAAACTATTAAACTATACACCCAATTCCGTTGTTGCTGCTAAGGCATACTTAGAATTAGAGATACAAACTGAGCAAACTGCTGGTGCTTGGCCTGCTTCAGTTTCCCTAGCAAAGGGATCTGTTGCAACTGGTGGTAACTATACCTGGAATAGACTAGAGCCATTCACTGCTGAGGTTGATCAGACGACAGGAATTGCAACATTAAAGTGTGTGCTTATACAAGAAGGTAGTATTATCAACTATGCGTATACTGTTAACACATTTGCAAAACAGAATTATGTGGTACCCACTGCTGATGCGGACATTGCCACTCTAAAAGTTAGTATTAGAGCAAACGAGAGTAGTACTAGCTCCGATGTTTATAATAAAGTGGAGAATGTTACCAACGTAACAGCAACTGATAGAATTTACTTCTTATCCGAAACGGAAGATATGAGGTATGAGTTGACCTTTGGTGATGATGTAGTAGGTAGAAAACTAGGTGATGGTGAGGTTATTGACCTTGAATACCTAGTAACAGCAGGAAAAGATGCAAATGACATAACGGACTTTGCGTTTATTGGCGTACTTACTGATAGTAACGGTTCAAACTACTCCGCTTCTGACGTAACTGTAACTGTTAAGAATACATCCTACGGAGGTTCTGACGAGGAAAGCGTTGAATCTATCAAATATAACGCACCAAGATACTATTCTGCTCAATACCGTGCGGTTACTTCAAAAGATTATGAAGTTATCATGCAGAAGATTTACGACAACGTGTCAAGTGTTGTTGCTTACGGTGGAGATGAATTATACCCACCAGTATACGGAAAGGTTTACATTGCAGTAAAAACTAAGACGGGATCAAAATTAAATGATGCTACGAAGATAAACTTGTCTAAGCAATTAAGAGCTTATGCAATGGCATCTATTGAACCTGTTGTAACAGACGCTGAGAGCATTTACGTCTATCCTAAAGTCTTTATTACTTACGACCCTGCTTGCTCCGCTAGAAGTGTCTCTGCTATTGAATCAAATGCTCAGGGTGCTATCAATGATTGGGCAGTTGCTTCTAAAGTTAACAACTTTAACAGTTCATTCAGTCTTGCGAAATTCCAAAAAGCAATTACACTTGCAGATAAGTGTATTGCGGATGTTTCGACTCAAGTATCACTTGTAAAATACATTACACCAAAAACAGCAGAAACTAATACTTACTGTATATCTACTGGTGCTCCTATCTACGATAGTGCTCCAGGTAAGACTTCTAACGCAGATGGTTGTGTTAAGGAGCCAGTTGTTGTTTCTGGTAGGTTTAGACTAGCAGATCGTCCTACTGTAGACCAGTATTTTGAAGATGATGGATTTGGTAGCTTAAGGACATATTATAATAGTGGTAACAGAAAGGTTATTACTAATCAATCTGCTGGCACAATTAATTACAGTACTGGCGATATATGCTTTGGACCTGCAAATATAACAGGTGCATCAGGTAAAAACCTATCAGTTTTAGCAGGTACTGCTGTTGATACTGATGCTGACGGTATATTTGAGGGTGGAACAGTGGATACATCTGCTAGTGCCCTTGGAAACTTAGGAGATTTGAATATTCCTGTGCAAATCATACCTTCAAACGCATCTCAGATACCTACCCCAAGTCCTGATACAATTATTGGAGTTATTAACCCAACTATTGATCTTGGAGCAATTGGATCAACTCCACCTACCAGTATCCCACTAAATAGTCTTACGCCAACTATTTTTGAATCTTCGAGTACACCATTGACTCTGAATCCTATTATTATTACCAACTCTGGCAGCACAACTACACAATCTTGTTTCTAAGGTATAATGACGACAAGTAGTAAGGTATCGCAAGCGATAGCAAGACAGACCCCTCAGTTCATTTCTGATGGGTACCCACTCTTCGACAAGTTTTTAGAGTATTATTACAAATCACAAGAGAAGACGGGTTTTGGTCAGAATATATTAAATAACTTCCTTCAATATCTTGATATTGATAAATTGGATGTTAGTATCTTAGGTGGTGCAACAAAGGTTGTTGAAGCAGCAGATTTAGACGATACGGATATAATTGTAGAGAACGTAGATAATTTCTTAGATAATAACGGTAGTGTAATGATAGGAGATGAAATCATCTTCTATGAGAAGGCAGTTGCTTCTCCAAGTATTGCACTTTCACCAGGTATTTCATATGAGCAAGTAAAACTTAAGTGGATTACCCTTGCTAATATCATCCAAAGCTTTGATGGTAATACCAAGAGGTTTGCTCTAACATCCCAAGATGCTCCTGTAGCACCTCCTAGTGCTCAACACCTAATAGTAAAGGTATATGGTGAAGTACAGGTTCCAGGCGTAGATTACACTATAGATGGCACTCATGTTGTATTCAGTGTTGCACCAAGGACTAGACTTGCATCAGATGATACAACAGCAACATCTATCACATATCTCAATGGTTTTATTGAGAATAGTATTGTAGCATTAGATAACATTTCATCTTCTTTTGGAGATGGTAAGAAGACTTTCCAAACTACAGTTGCAAACTTAGCATATTCACCGATTGTAGACGAATATGTGCTTGCAATTTATGATAATAGACTTTTAGTACCAAAATCGGATTTTACCTTTGATGGCACTTATATTACTCTAGGATTTACTCCTATTGCTGGTAGAAGATTAGATTTATTCTCAATTGAGGCACCAATACCTGATTTTGGTACTGCTGCTGTTGGTTTTGCTCGTGTTGATGCATTAGGCAATTTAAGCTCAGTTGAAGTTAATAATAGTGGTAAAAATTATAGATTTGAGTATCCACCTAAAGTTACTATCAAATCTGAAGTAGGTAGTGATGCTTCTGTGAAACCATTGATTAATGGTGTTAAGTCTGTTTCACTACTAACAGGTGGTGCTGGATATTCTACAACTAACCCTCCTGTTGTACAGATACAGACACCAACTAAAGAAGGTAGTACTGCAGCCACTGTTACTGCTACTGTTACTGATGGTGCTGTTACTGGTCTTGCTGTCACCAGCAGTGGGTCAGGATATACCTTTACTCCAAGATTAACCTTTGTTCAACCTGGTGGAGCTACATTAGGCACTCCTACCATTACTTCTGGATCCTTTGCTGCTGCTCCGACTATTACTGCTCAGGGATTTGGATATACTACACCACCAGCCATCTATGTTGATGAGCCTACTGGTACAAACCCAATTAAAGCATCATTCCAGACTGTATTAACAAATGGAAAGGTTACAAGCATAACTGTCTTAAATGCTGGTCAAGGATACACATCTGTACCTAGA